CGGCCTGAATCATTATTAGCTATATCATCCATATTATCAATAGATACAAAGTCGTTAGCTTCCTGCATCTGTCTAACATGTGATTCAATCGTAGCATCATCATCAAATAAATTACTATCGTTTCGCGCCCTAATCTGTTGGTAAATAAGCTTTAAATATGGTTGCACCTCAAAGCCTGTTTGCTCAAGCATTTTTTGACTAAAAGCGGAAAAAGTTCTAGCACCCGCTTCAATGTGAAAAGCGCCCATTTTAACCAATCTAAATAACTGAACGGGGTCAATCGGCAAACCGCCAGATATTTTGTTTAAGTCTCGGTTGAAGTTGGCTTTTGTTCGCTCGTAGTCGGAACGGTCGACGATGCTATTGTTTGCTCCGTAGGCATCGGCTTGCGGTTCGTCAACTTGGCTATTGCCTTCTTCGCCACTAGTTTCTGCTCCCTGCTGCTTTGCGGATCGTCCAGTATTAATTGCGCCCTGTAAGCTAGATTCAACGCTTTTGTAGGTCTGTTCATTGGTTTTCTTAATTTGATTGGTTTGTTCTTTGCTAAAGCCCGCTTTTTCTAAAGCTGCCTCAGCCTGTTCAGCTTTAAAAAATAAGTCTTGCTCTTTGTCTTTTTCAAAAACACCTTTCTCTTTTTCTATGAGAATTGCTTCTTTTTGCGCTAACCTAATTTGCTCATCTATACCTGCTTTAACCTTTTGAATGTAATCATTGGTTATTTCCACCTCACCAAATCCAACTGAACCATTTATTTGACTACGTTGTGCGTTATTGAGTTTTTTTAATCTTTCCTCACGCTCAGTCCTTAAGTCGTCTACAACTTTATTAGCCTTAAACAATCTGTTATCATATTGACGCTCCATTTCACTACGTCTTCTTTCTAACGCAAGCGGTTTATCTTGCTCAAAACCAAAATTAACCTTAGTACCAATAAACTCACTAAAAGCGCCTAGACTTCTAAATTTGTCATTATTTTCAGGTTTCATTAAAAACTTAAATAACTGATTTTCATGAGAGGTTGTAAGCTGTGAGTACATTTGTCTAACTCGACCAATCCTTTGGCCAATAGACATCATTAAATCCTTGTTATCGCCTTCTGCGGTTTCTTGGAAATTACTTATTTCTTTTAATGTATCACCAGTCGTATCTAAATAAGAGAAATCAATCGCCCTAGAAGCAGCGCCAGTACCCTCAACTATTTTAGCTTTATCCTTAATAGCTTTTTTAGATTCTCCTTTTTCTCTCATTTCTCGATAAACTTTTGCCCTCTCTGATGGGGATTCCAAATCCCTACCAGTGTTTGATCTAACTGTAGCAAAATTCCTCGCCTCATCTTGAGTTCCGGTTAAAAAACGAGCAGGAGAAGACTCTTTCCCTAATCTTTTCATTGCTTCAAAACGATGATGGCCAGCTAAAACATAAATTTCACCATCAATATCTTTCCATAAAACAAGCGGGTCTAAATCCACATTGCTAAAATCATCAACAATCCTTTGAACCTTTTCTTCCTTTAATTTTTCCCTATTTTGGAAAAGCTTTTCATTTGTTCTCATTCTTTCAACAGGTACTAAAACCGTTGAACGATCTACGGGAAACATTTCGCCATCAATTTCTACTAAATTTTTGGAATCTTCATTTTCTTCTTTATCCAACTCTGTAGTCAACTCTTGATCTAGTAAAGTTTCTTGCTCAAGTTGTATCTCAGGACTTAATTCAGCTTCTGTCTGTACCTCATTATCTATTGGTATTGGTAGCATTGGTATAGACTCTGTGAATATCTCAGAAGAAGCAATATCAACCACCGCTTCATCATCTGTTAGCTCTGATATAGGTTCGTTTTCTTGTTCAGTTTGCGTTAAATCATTCAAGGATTCACTCTCGCCTTGAACATGATCTTCTAACGCCTGTAAACCACTAATAACATCTTGATCCGTTATTTCAGATTGACCGTTACTAATTTTTGCACGGCTTCTTTTTAATGAAGACACAATTATACCACCTGCGAAACCGATCACTCCACCCGCTCCGCCCGCTTCCATAACACCGTCTAAAAGTTGCCTGGATTCATCATATTTTTTTTGTGCTACAAGATTCGTTAAAGATGATTGAAGCGTTTCCTGCATTAATTCCTCTAAACCACCTTGAAAACCATCGGCTAATATCTTAGCTGATTTATTCCCACTTAAGCGGTTAATACTATTAGCTATACCAGCAACACCCATTTTAGAAGCCACTTTTTTCATAGCACCGCTAGTCATAGCACCACCTCTAGCAAGTACTCTATTGGTTGGAATAGCTTCTGTAGAACCAATCATCCAATTATACACTTGCGCCTCAAAAGCATCTTGCTGTGTTGCACCCGATTTTATAGCGTTAGCGTATTCTTCGCCACCCATTGATGAAGAACCTAAAGCTAAAGCTCCTACTCCACCACCAGCCGCCCCTGCTAAAACAAAAGCGCCAAAAGAACCAACGCCTTGAGGTACTACACTCAGCCAAAAACTTTCTTGCAATTCAGGGTTTGTAGGTAAAGCGTTTTCAAGACCCTTACCTATTCTATCCCCTAATTGAAAAAAATACCTCTCTTCGGGTTTCTGCTTTGAAACATCTACATCCTCGCCACCCGTAGCCTTGCTTAAAAACCGCTGTAAGCCAGCCGATACTAAAGCCGCTCCGTCAAGACCGTTGACTACACTACCCGCAATGCCAGGCATATTCTTTAAGACCGTTTTAGCTAGACCTGGTTTATCATCACCAGCCAAAATACGTTCACCCTTATTGGCCAAGCCCGCTTGATTATAAGCAAGGCTTTGAGTAAAGGTTCTTGCAAACGATTGTATAGTACTGTTTGCAACATTTTTAAAACCGCCTATTTCATTAGCATCCTGTTGCTGTTCTTGTTCAGGCTCTGAAAAATACACACTTTGAAAACTAGAAATATCCTCACCCATACCCGTATAGCCCGATTCTTTTAATCGGTTGTATAACAAGGTTTGGTTTTTTTCGGTTGAGAACGTGCTTTTAAAGCTCTCGTAATCGCCTAATCCAGTTACCTCATTTATTTGCAACTGTTTATGCAATAATTCTAGTTTGTCGGTAGACATGTACTTTTAATCCTTTTAATTAGAATCGTTGGTTATATCGCTTAAATCAAATTTTTTATTTGGTTGCAACGAATCTACTTGTGCAGAACCATAATCTGGGTATTGCCTTCTAATAATCTGCGCTTGCAAAATTGTAAAACGTCTTATAACATCAGAATAATCTTGCATTTCTTGCTTAGCTGAGGCTTTCATGGCGTCGCTAATTGAGCTATCCGTAGATTCAGTAATACGCTTCGCATTATTGTATAGCTGTTGATATTCAGGTATAGATTCGGTAATGCGAAGTATATCATCAGATGTAGTATCTGAACCGCCGCCGCTTGCAAATGGATTTCCACCCGCTGCCAGTTGTTTTTCTACAAATGATATTTTTTGCTGTAGCTCCTTTGTCTGATTATTAACCAATTCAGTCTGCGCCTGTGTTAATCCACCTTGTTTATTTAACATAGCCTCTCTAGCTTTACTAAATGAAGTGCTAGCATCATTTGCTTCAATAGAGCTAGTTTGTTGACGAAGAATATTGTCAGCCTCTGTTTGGTAAAAATCTTGATCTCTAGTTGAATTTAATTCTTGCTTTTCTCTCGTTTCTTGATTTAAAGCATTTACTCTTGATTCAGACAAGCTCTCTTGAGCCTTAACCAATTTATCTTGAACCTCAAGTTGTTTAGCTCGAAAATTTAAGTCTCGTACTTGCTGAATACGGCCTTCTGTAAACTGTCGCTCTCTAGCAAACACATTAGCAATACTTTGACCAAAATTCATTATTTACCCCCTTCTGCTAACAAGCCTTTTAAATCTCTATTAGATTGGCTCATAAAGCCATAGTTAAGCAAGGATGTAACCCCTCCTGTTATGCCCGCATCAATCGCTCCTGCGCGTAAACCCTTATAGCCTAGCTTAGTATTCTCTAATTGACCCAAAGCGCCCATACGCTGCCCTTCTAGCCCTCGCATGGTTTGAGTTATCTGCTCTTGAGATTGAGATTGCTGGTCCTGGTTAATTTCGTCCATCAAATTAGCATTGGCTGAAACGCCTTGTCTATTTAAAGAACGATTTATATTGCTATAGCCTTGATTAGCGCTAATAATTCGCTGCAATAATGGAGCGTAATAATCAGGGTTCTGCAAGGCACTAATCTGATTGTTCAAACTATCTGGAACCTTAGCATTTCGGGCCCCAAGTAAGCCACCCAATAAAGAACCACCCACTCCTATAGCTGTTGATGCTATTAAACTCATGAAACCACCTGAATCCCGTAATGTGTTGTTTTTAGTTTTGCTATTTCTTTTTTAGCGTCCTTAACAATTCTCGTCAATTCTCTATCGAAATAGGAAGCCTGAACCGTTAAATTTTTACTCATGTTAAAGAATTTTAAAGCATGGTAAACGCCGTAAAATTCAAAATCTGGGCTAGACAACCCTAAATCTTCTGAATAATCCGTAGAAGCTTGTATTCTCGGATCAAAGCCAAACGTGTTCAACTGTAATAAACTACCCTGTATAAACCCGGATGAACCTATTAAAGCTAACTGCAAGCCATTTAAAGCATGATTAGTTGTGTAACTTACATTTGAAAGCCCTGCTGAGCTTATAGGGGGAATAAACACGCCATTATACCATACATCAAGTACACCAAAAGGCGTATAAGCTGCTGATGAAATATCGTCAAAACCAAGTTGATGCCTTAAGTGCCAACGGCCTCTGGTTATATCTAAGTCAGTTAAGGTTATGTCTGAGTGGCTACTGCGAATAAAACGTGATTTAAGCGCAAAATCCCTATAACCGCTTTTAACATACTGAGCGATAACTTTGACAGGTTTTTCGGGATGTTCGTTCTGAACAATTTCAATAGCATTTGATAACGTCATAACAACAATATGTAGTTTTAAATATCATTTTAATATACCTATTCTATGGGTTTAATATAGCGTCTAGCTCCGTTTCAAAAGACGCTTGAGCATTAATTGTCTTATCTATTTTGAGTTGCGTCAATACAGCTTGTTTAGCATGATGTTGAGCAGACACATACATCATATATTGAGGAACCAATCCAAGCCAAGTATCTCGCTCTATCCCTAAAGTCGTATTTTCGTAAACTGTTATATAAACCAAATCCCCTGATGTTTGGAAAAACTGCGCACTAAGAAATAATCCTATTATGTTTGTTTTATCTACATCTCTGGTTTGGATATGGTAGGTTTTGTTATCTGAATGAACAAAAGGCATACCTTTATACTGTGCATTTAAGTATATGGTATCTAAAAAGTTGTTCGCTAAGTGAACCCAATCTTTTTTCAACTCATTCCAAAGATAATCTGGGTTGTCTAGTTCAGGATATTCAACAGGTGGCTCCCATGTATATGTGTTATTATTTAAAACCCAACTATCATAGGGTTGCGGTTTAATAAACACATTCCCCTCAGAATGGTAAAAATCTCCGATAGATGCTATTGTAGCTGGTGGTATTCTTTTAACAGTCCACCCAAAATGTTGAGTAAACACCGCTTCTAACTCTGTTTCAATTCCCTCAGCTTCTATTATCTGAGTGATTAGATTTTTTGTGTTTAATACTGCGTATTTATCCATTAGCTTATTGTAATTGTTCCTGAACCTGATGTGAATGTTAAATTGCCCCCGGAGCCGCTATAACCTAGACCAGCCGATACACTAATACTTGAATGACCCGAAACACTTAATACGACTACACCTGACCCACCACTTGTTGTTGGGTTATTGTTACCGTCAACCCAAACCCAATTGTAAGAAACCGCTTCTGCGCCATTACCTGTATTACTAGCACCGCTAGCTGTAGATATTCCTGCGAGGCCTGGATCTAAAACAGAAGAACCTCCTGCCCCATAGCCTGATGAACCAGCACCACCAGCACCTGGGCTGCCTATGCTTCCAAATCCGCCAGCACCGCCAGCACCACCACCACCACCACCACCATAATAGTTAGATTGATTACCGTTATTGTTAGTATGTGCGTTACCACCGCTATTACCTTGACCCCCCATACCTGATCCAAAACCATTGTTATAAGCGCCTGAGCCAGCTCCACCGCCTGAACCACCGCCCGCACCTGCTGCCTGAAAAGAACCACCACCACCACCGCCAGTAGAGCTTATATTGTGAAATGAAGAAGATGAGCCATTATATCCACCACGAAAACCCCAAGTACCCACATAACTTCCACCACCAGCTCCAACGGTTATATTATAGGTTCCAGCAGCTAGATTCATAGAGCCAGTCAGTAAACCACCGCCACCACCGCCACCACCACCTCCAAAGGTAGATGTCATTCCTCCACCTCCACCGCCAGCTACTATGGTATAACCTACTGCTATGGGTGGGGCTAAATCTTGTATGGTTAAGTTCTGGTATCGTGTTGCTGAATAAGAAAAAGAATCTGAAAAACTACATCCAACTTGTATGTTTTGGTTAGATGGTACGCTTGATGTCTGTATGTACGTCAAACTACCTGATGGAGTTAGACTAAAATACCCACCATTTGAGGATTCAAACCAAGAGTAATGTTTAGCCTGAGAGGTTATTCGAGCTGCTTTACTACCGCCCGAAAGACTAGCTGCAACATAGCATTGAAATACAGTACTCTCATCAGGTGTTGCATCATTAGTATAAAGACTCATTGAGTTTATATAAAAATCGTTATATAGCCTAGTGTAAGACGCACTTCCACCAGCTCCTGTACCTAGGCGTGTGTATGATGTAGTATTAGGCTTGCCTGTTGCATAACCTAAATTACCAAGTGAATACGACATTATTTTAATTTATTAATTTGGGTTTTCATTACTTCAAATTCTTTTCTCAATTCTTTAATTCCCTCGATTAGTAACACGGAAATACCACCATAATTAACAGATAAAATGTCATTTTCGTCAACGTGTACAACCTCGGGTAATACCAAATGAATTTCTTGTGCTATAACACCTGCCCTCCTATATTTGCTTTCGTCCGCTTTTAGGTTGTATGTGTACCCCGAAATTCGTTCTAACTTATCTAATGAGTTCTCAACAACTTCAAAATTCTCTTTTAATCGACTGTCTGAGTATGCAGCTATGTCTGCTGCTGCCGTTATAGATACTCCACCACTATTCCCATTAACATTCAATGTGCCTGCAAGAGTCATTGATTGAAAATTAACACTATTATTTGTGTTTAAACTTTGATTCGCTGAGACACCTGCTGCACCTTGTGCACCAGTTGCACCTTGTGAGCCAGTTGCACCTTGTGAGCCAGTTGCACCTTGTGAGCCAGTTGCACCAGTTGCACCAGTTGCACCTACAAGACCCCTTGGACCTGTTGCACCAGTTGCACCTTGAATCCCTTGAATCCCTTGTTCACCTGTAACTGTATTGTTAGCAATCAACGTGTCAACCTCGGCCTCTGTATAATAACGCCCATCGTGGTCATGGGATGCAGCTGCATAACTTCCACTCGCTTGTTTACCTGAAATAGTCGTGTCCATTGCAGCAATTTTCGCAGATAAATCAAACTTTTTATCTTTATCAGCTACATTCGCTTCGTTTTCGTCGCGAATGTACGTAAAAGAGTCTGTTGAGGGTAGCGTCGTGAGCGTTGGTAGTTCGCTTAATTGTTCATCAGCCATAATAATCTTATTGTAATATTTTTGAATCAGCGGTAGAGTACACTATGTAACTCGCCTTGCCTTTATTGTTTGTAATTCCTATCGGAATAAGCTGAAATGTGTAATTTGTTCCCGTGTTTGCGCTAAGTGTAAGCGTCTGTACATCTTTAGCTATCGTGTTCGTTACGCTACTTTCTTCTCGCTGGCCATCCGCTTTTTGAACTTGAACGCTATACGTCTCGGCTCCATCTTCCCACGTTAGCGTGATGTTACCGCCTGTACGCACCGCTTTAAAATTTGTAGGACGCTCAGGCCTATAATCTGGAACTATTGCTATGGCTTCGGCTATGGCTTCGGCTATAAATGTAGCACTAACGCCAAATTTAATAACGGTCTCAGCATTTGCTTCAAATGTGAAAGGACCACCATAGCCAGATATTGAGTCCACACTCGCAATAGCAGTAGCCAGCATAACACCAGAAGCACTAAATGAGCTATCCACACTCGCAATAGCAGTAGCCACAAGTTTAGCGCTAACACTAAATCTAGCAACGGTTTCAGCATTAGAATCAAACGAGCTACCTCTACTTTGAGTTGACGTTGAGTCCACACTCGCAATAGCAGTAGCCAGCATAACACCAGAAGCACTAAATGAGCTATCCACACTCGCAATAGCAGTAGCTAAAAATTGCACATAGTAACCCGATAGTAGAAGCTTTCCCCCACTAGCAAGTGCTAAAGTATTTCCATTTGCAAGCTGTAAATACATTACACCGTATTGTTAAGCCTTAATGTTACGCTTGAAACTGTAAAAGGCGTATCGCCCACAGCATCCGAAGGAATAGTTACAGCGCCTATTGGGTCTTGTTGTCTGACTAGTCCAACCGTTAAAGCGTTCATTATGGCTAAATGTGTAGCGCTATCATCCGCTCTTAGCTGAAATACTGGCGATTCAGCAGCTAAAACCGTACCATTTGTGGCTGTTGGAAAGCTAATGGCTTGACGCGCATAACTTGCGCTTGAAAGTTCAGTACCACCGTCTAAGGGGTCTCCATTAAATAGTGCTAAATGTGTAGATACCGCCGCCACAGCGTTTAGCGCTACGGCTTTAGTTGCGTCTGACCATTTACTCATTGTTTTATCTCTTTTTGTTTAATAGTTAATTCTTTGTTAATCGTATCACATTCTCGAAGCTTAATTAGCTCATTGGCTAAAAAGGCTTTTTCTTTCTCTAGTTTTTCAGTTTTCTGGGAAAGCTCTTTAAGCTCCTTTTCGTAGCTCTCAATGACATATAGCGATTGAGAATCATTTTCTAGTCGTTGCTTAATTAACTGTTTAATTGATATTTGCATTAACTTTTACCTGTTATTATGCCATCTTTAACTATGGCTGTTTCTGTACCTAAAATGCTTCCTGTAAATCCTGCGCTTCCATCGGACGATTTATAATGACCTTGAATACCTCTTGTTGATGTTATATACCCATCAAAATTTATTCCTAAACTCGCATCTATTACTTTATTGCTAAAATTTAAGGCTCCATTTTCTAAATAAACTATATTATAATCAGCATTTATCTGATTTCTAACAGAAACTAAATCTCTGTTTATTATAATACTTTTTGTATATCCATTACCTGCTGTATAACTAGAGGTTATTCCGCCAGCTGAGCCTAGTGTCAAAGCGCCACTAACCGTAAGATTACCTAATATGCCGCTATCAGCTTCTATCTCGCCTTTAATAAAGGCAGAGCCATTTGATAATACTCGGATATTTGAGGTAGCTGTGGTTTGACCTGCTTCCCCAGCAAAAAACCCTGCTGTACTCATTACAGCGCCACCATTCGTTGTACCGTTTAAAGCATCTTCAATAGTTTCAAATCTTCCTGCTGTTCCTGTGAATGTAACTGCTTCAACTATTTTACCTTCACCTATTAGTAACTCTGTACCATCATAATGTATATACTTTTTACCGTTACCAACAGCAAGCTGATATACATTACCAGCTGCGCCCAAATAAAAGCCCGAGCCTGTACCAACCAAGCTTGGCTCGTAAGAATTACCGCGAATAAATCCATCGACCCCGACAATAATTCTATCATTGACAGTTAAAAAGCCTGTTGTGGCTCTAAGACTAGATAAATCATCTCCTATAATCTTATTGGCGTTAATTGAACCTGTTTGGAAGTCGCCATCTACAATGACCGTAAATTCTCTTATCCATGCGCTACCATCCCATACGTGTGGTAAATTCCTTGCTACACCGCCTACCTGCGTATCTTTAAGCCATCTATCGCCAATGACATATGTTCCTCCTGTTGGAGTTGTGGCTCCCTTGTATACTGCTATACCGCTAAATGTACTACCATCAATAGCACTAGCTACATCACTAATAAATGTTGAATTACCAACAACAATAGCCGATACCGCATTTACTACATCTGCGTTTAGCTCGTTTGTTGTAACGCTATTATTTATTAAACGGCCACCATCTATTCTAGTTGAATCCGTAGAATCAGCGTTCCAAATTGTTACCAAGCCCGCTAAATCAATATTAGCACCCGCTATCTTTATATTAGTGGTTGGGTTAGTACCATCAATCGCAGAAACTGTGATAGACGCTACGTTACCCGCGCCCACACTAGCCCTCATAATCGTGGTAGCCTGTATGGTATCAACCTCTCCCTCAACAGCGGTTACACTCGTACTAAGTGTTGCAATTGCCGATAAGTCTATACCATTTAAAGCCGATTCAAGTGTAGTTATAGCGCTATTGGCTGTAGAAATTTGCGTTAGCGCGTTAGAAGCATTGGTTGAAGTGGTGCTTAAGTTTGTGGTAAGTGTATTTATTGCACTATTAGCGGTTGTAATTAAGCTTAAAGCGCTTGAAGCGTTACCCGCTGCGCTTTGCGCTTGAATTAAAACTTTTTCAGGCGAAATTTGCAGCTGAGATTGCTGACTAACTTGGTCGTGTACAATTTTAGCGCCTTTATAGGCTTCAATATATTGCGACTTTATGGAAATTGAAGTATCGCCTGCTCTGGCAATGGCAGAAAGCTCTATAAAATAGGGCTCTTTACCGCTTACAAGTAAAAGCCTTGATGCTTTGGGTAAATCAATCCGTAAAGGATTACCTAAAGCTATTGCAGACGTTTCCTGATTAATATGGCTACCAACAATAGCTATAATAGAATTTTCAAAAGCGGTTAGCATTTCTTCTATACTAGCATCAACATTCGCTTCTTTTGCTGCAAATAAACCAGTCGCTATTTGCTTCGGGAAAACGCTTACAAAAGGTGCGGCAGGATCTGAAATTCTATCTACATTTGTGTTTTGAACAACGCTAAAAAGCTCGGTATAATTTACGATGTCGTAAGCCTCATCTGAATCAAGCCATGCCTCCAAAGTGTTACTAGTGATTGTATTGCGGGCTTTATCATAGTAAAAAATACGGGGTTCAGGGTCTTGCTCTGTGTAATCAATTTCGTAGGCAAATTGTCCGTCAGCAACCGTAAATCGTGTTCGATCTCTTAGAATGACTTGAATATCAGACCACTCAACAAGAACATCCGTCTGTATGTTTGTGACCTCAATTGCGCCCACCACTTCTTTTACTTCTACGGGTCTAACTAATGCTTGTGCGGTAGACCTCGCTAAAGAAGCTAATTGGCCAGCTCGATTAGCGAAATCAGTAGCGTTTCTCGCTTTAATATCATTGGCTTCTAACACATCATAGATTCCATCTACAATACGCTGCTGCTCGGCATTAAATGAGCTAGTATTTTGTGGACGTAGCGGGGTTCTCTGGTTTCTATTCTTCGACATTAGGTAACCTCACTCTAAAATAAACGCTATCTATTGTCTCAAAATAACCCAGTAAAAGCTGAACAGATTGTACTTTCACGTTATTCACAAAGCGTATAACATGCGTATCTCCGTCCGAAGTAAGTGTTACCGCTGTATTACCACCGCTAGGAGTTACTTCTATCCAATTTCCCCCATCAAATCGGTAAAAAATACTCTCCCCTCGTGCGGAATCTCCGCTATGAATCTGCCCTCGAATAATAGCTTCATACAACCAAAACTCCCCGTTATCGCTATTAAATGTATAATCGTATGTTACTAAAACTATTGGCTCGCTATCGTTGCTACTAAACATCTCAACCAGCTTTGGACCCGTAGAGACATATAAATTGGAATCCATTATAGCTGAACCTTTTATCGTGGTATTATCCACCGATAATGAGCCTGAATAAGGCACGTAAAAATCCCATCTTTGGCGCGAGAAATCATACATCCATGCTTTGCACTTAGTGCTATTGTACTGGCCTAAAATACACAACCGCCCTTCTCTAGGGTCATAGGCTAACTGCATAGAATTGCGCCTAGCTTCGGTTATATCTCTATAACCTACATTGGAAGAGTACCCACCGCTATGTACAGAGCTGCTAATGGTGGTTATAGCCGAACCTGTGTTCAAATAAATCCCGCTATGATCTGCGTGGCAAATACCGTAAGGCGTTGCACATACGTGATTCTGTGAAATTGCGCCAAAGCCGTCAAACTCACTCTCTATGTATAATCCAGCCGGATTTATTCTATATGTTTTACTCTCTGTATATGCGTAAAGTCTACTCTCAAAAGTAGCTATAGCTGTAACGGGTTCAGGTAGCTGAATAAAATCATTCAGTATATTAAATGAGCTAGGCGATCCCGCAACACTTCTAAAAATTAAACCTTCTGTAGTGTCGAAAAATCTGTTAGTACCAACACCCGAAACAAAAAGGTACTCATTTACTTTAACGCCTTGCGTGTAATTTAATCCATTTTCTTCTAGCGTCTCGGGAATACCGCTATTACTCTCGTATGTAGCGCCTGCAAAACCATCATCATAAAAACTTATAGACTTAACGCCACCGCCAGCCTCGATATTCGGCATGGTTTCAGTAGCTCTGCCACTGAGCCTAAAATCTGCCACAGCCCTAGATTGCCATTTTTCCGTTTGCTTTTCATCATCAAAAGAAAAAAACTTGACAAACTTAAATAATTCTTCTGGTGTACTTTCTAAACTTGACGCTTCGGCTCGATAAATATTCAAGCCCGTTACGCGGTGGCTCATGCCATTAGGGTAATCATTTAACCCATTGGTGTAAGAAGTTGGTGGAAATGCTATAAATAACTCAACCTCTATGCCTAGTGCATTTTGAGCTAATTTAATAGTATTAAAATATGAAACTCTAGATCGACCGTCTCCTCGTCGTGTTGCAGAGGTCTTTTCTGAATAACTTCTAATTAAAGGGCTTTCTTGATACCCGTCATAAATAAGACTAACAGCGTAAGCGTAACTTTTACCCTCTTTAAATACGGTTAGCATCGTTTCATCATCCGTAAACTCATAAACTTTACCTACCCTAGAAAATGTATCGACGCTATCAGTTACCGTACCATCACGAGAAATAATTCTATTTACTTTAGTACCACTAGATATAAACGAAATAGCAACTTTTTCTAAATTGGTAGGGTTACTGTCATCTGTACTTACTTGTCTATAGGCACCTTCTTCCACATGATAAATATGCCCTTCTACATTGTTAAAGGCATTTAGTTTATTATCCTCGATGAAATAGCCGTCAACCGTACCATTCAAAACCTTTCTATCTATATAGCTAATATGCTTGGTTGAATTTACCTTTCCACAAGTAGCAATAAGCCTTCCATCTATCGGGATAAACTGCTGAACCTGAGTTGTATTTGGTGTATTACCTACGTCGGTAATCGCCGCTCCGCTATATAATTTAATAGCGCCAGACGAATAATCTTGGCCAATAATCTGCTGCTTTGCTTGCGCTAAAAATGTACCCAACACATCAGCCACAAAATTAGTTGAGTTAGCGGCATCAGGGCTACTACTAACCGCGCGCACTTGCCCAGATAAACCGCTATCGGCATTTTCTGCAAATGGATAAAATCCTTCTCTAGGGTCTCGCTCGGAAGCGTTTAGTAATATCCCTTTGTCAAAGTTAGTTATCTTGAGTAGGCGCTTGGGCATTTAAACCTCGATTAGTGTAAAGCATTAAGGTGTCTTGGTAGAGCTGACGCAACAAACCCACTCTATTAATATTTATTTGAGAAGTAGTATTTGCAGCTTGAAGCTCATTCGATTTATTTTGCACAAATAGCCCCACATTTTGCCCATAAATCTGTGCTTCTGCATTAAAAATTGTAAGGGCTGTTTGCGTATTGGCTACTTTTGCCTGCAAATCATTAGCCGCACTTACCACCCTAAGTTGGTCGGATTGAATTTTTGCTAGACGTATTAGCTCTAGGTCTTTACTCATGTTCGCTTGCTCAATCGCCGCTTCGGCTTGCGCTTCTGAAATAGCCGCTTGCAGGGTATTAGCCGCATTACTAATTGCTACTTGATTAGCATAATCGGAGTTACGGACAAGTATCTGTAATTCATTGGCTTTATTTGATAGCGCTACGCTATCAGCTTGCCCAGCATTTTGTAGAGAGACCTGAATATCTTTGGTAAGATTCGCTGCCGCTATTTGATTAGCGTTATTTGAACTCGTTAGCAATCGCTGTAATTCATTGGCTTTATTTTGCAGCGTAACCTGTGTAGCGGCAGAAGCGTTGGCCAAGTTCACATTAACGGCTAATTGAGAATCTTGTAATTTACCCCTCACATCTGCATCAAACTTTTGTAATACCCCTTGAAGGGAACCGCTATAAGTAGTTAATACGCCTTGAAATTCTGCGTTAGCCTTATCTACGTCTGCTCGGTACTCTGCAAGCAAACTACTAATAGCTTGATTTCTGGCCTGTAAACCTTGCGCTAATCCCTGAAATTCTGCCGCCCGATCTTGGGAGCGTAGTTGATTACGAGATAATTTTAATTCTTCATTGGCTCGCTCTAGGTTGGATTTAACTTCTTCCGCACGTAGTCGAAGCTGGTCGGAGCTTAACCCCGCTTGATTCTGAGCTACTTCTAAATTACCAAACTGGACACGAACACCTCTGTCGGACAAGTCTAGCTCTCTATCTTTAAATCCACCCTCTACATTACGCACTTGACGCTCTAGCTCTAATCTAAACTCGTCTAGCTTGACTTGATGGCTTTGTATATCGTTCTGTATATCTGACTGAAAACGCTGAACAAGCGTATTCGCCTGCGCCGTGAGAGCTGCGGCTACTTCTGTATCATCATTATCAGCTAGTCGGTTTGTTATGTTCGTAAGAACAGCCGTAAAGTCGGATAAAGTAGTTTTAGTGTGAGAGGGTACGGCAACGCCGTCTTGATAATTTTCATCCGTACCAGTTGTGGCTGTTATATCCGAGCCGTCAACAACGTAAGACAAGCTAGTGGGAGCAAAGCTATTTAGCGTCTCACTAATATTGCCACCCGCTTCATTACCTGTATTCGAGGTATCAGCTGTAGCTAATTTTATTCTATCTACTATTAAACCAATTTTTGTAGCATCACTGAGTAACGCTGTAACCAATGTACCGATATTGGTATTTTTGGTAATAGTACCAAAGGAGCCTAGCGTAGGTAGGCTGCCAACTGCGGGAACCGTAACAACGTCGTTGGAAGCGTCGGTACTAGAGCCATCGGATTGATTACCTACAGCTACAACCGAAGCATTAGAGACACTAGCGTCCTCATTAGTAACGTCAAGGTCATTAGGCTTAGTAATACTTGCAGCAGTAGCGCTAGAGCCAGAAATAGCAGGATTTGATGCGTCAATCACAGAGCCTACTGAATCCCCTGTAACAGCCGCGCTAGTTACATCCGTTATAGTAGGAGTAGTCGGCTCATTACTAGTTACAAACCCGCTAAAATCAAAATTTAACGCGTCTATATCGGCACTAATAATAGATTGCAATTCTACAATAGCTGCGCGGATTATAGACGCTTCTTCTAACTCGTTTGGTAGCCAAGTAATTTCATTACCAGACATATCTATTACAGCAACAGATAATAAATAAGCTTTTGCATTTACTGTAGAAGGAATAGTATAGAGCTTTTGATTTAAGTAATAATATCGTGGAGATAGTATTGTCGCGCTATTCATGCTATCTGAATCGTTTAGCTCTGGAACTTGTGAAGCTTCGGCTAATAATGCTTGCCTAGACCCATTATGAACGCTTAAAATAATGTCATTAACTGATACCGTTAAGCCCGCAACCGGAACAGTATGCTGAGTAGCTAATTTAGAAATATCTTCAAGCTGTATAAGTCTAAAATGTATCTTAGCACTAGCATTAAGCGCCTCCGCTGCGTTAGTTGCGTTAGCGCCTATATACTGCTGTAGTCGGGTTAATAGGCTCATTTGTATTAATCCTTGTCTATTTCTTTAGCTTCGTTAATCACATCCTCAGCGGTGCTGTACTGACCTTTAAAAACCAAAACCACCGCATATACAATGGTTAAAATCTGTATGTAGCTCTCGGGAATTTCTGGAAAGCTAAAAGAAGCAGCTGTACCACCAAGCAGTACACCTCCAACGTTTCTAATTGTTTTTCCCAGCTTTGGGGTTTTGCTTAAAAGCTTTTTAATGAATTTCATTAGTATCACCTTAGTTTTTCTTTTTTAAGTCATAATCTTGGTAGAGTCTTTGAATCCCTTCATCATACTTGTCAAATTTGTTCTCAAATCGCTCTAGCTTACTGTTTATGTCTTTGAGTGTCTGAATAATTACGGCGTTCATTTCTATTTGAAAGTCCTCAATCTGGTCTACATTTTTTTCCAATTCTTTTATAGACTTGGAATTGGTTTCAACTGAACTTTCAACACCAGCTAAGCGGGTGGTAATTACGCCATAATCAACGGCAATGATAATTACTGCTATAAAAATAGCGTAGGAATGGTTTTTTATCCATTCTATTAGGCTACCTTCATTTTTTACGTTTAAATCTCCCATAATCCAGCCTTCATCATTGCAGCCATTTTTTTGGCTCTCATTGGAGTTTGATTAGCCCACTTTGAATTAAGCATCTCAATAGACGCTTTAGCGTAGTCTTTTTGCTTAATCGCCTCAAGCATCATTCTGAATTTAAGTAAGCCACTGCTGCCCATCTGAAAAGCCATTTGTACGATCACGCTCTGGCGTACCTCGTCTAATTCATCAAAAAACTCAAATTTGGCTAAATTTGCATATAATTCAGTTACTTGGTGCTCAAGAAGGGAAGCAGCGGCACGTTCACTCATACCAGCGTCTACGTTAAAGCCGTAGCCAATTGTCTGAGCGCCTGTAGTGCATCGGTATAGCTTACCGCTAAAGCCCTCAAAAACCTTGAGCATGTCAAGAGTTCTATTTATTTTCATTTGGTAAAGTCTATGCTTAATTGATTATTAATAATGGAGAAAGGGGGTCATAAATGCCCCCCCTATACTCCGCAAAGGTGCTTGCGCACATTGTTACCCAATCTTCATAATAGCATGACGCTTCATGTGTTGTAGGGCAATACCCGCATCTGAGAAATACTCGTCCTTAACGCCGTCATAAGCGTTTTCCGTCTTAATATTGGTATTAAAACGATCAGGACGAAAGTAACGGTATTCAATACAATCTAAATCTGGAAGCAATATCCAATTCTCATAAGGCGTACCTCTAAGAATCTCTAGCTTAACCAGCTTTAAAGTAAGATTACCTGTCTCTAAGTAACGTACTCTCGTACCATACTTGTCTTCCTCGCCTGCCGTAATATTAATCTGCCATTGCGATTTTTGCAGCATTACCAAAGAAGACAAATAATTCATTGCACCTGGTCCACAATAAGCCACACGAATACCGTCTTGCATTGTGTACTGACTTAGTTTGTCGGTATCAGTGCCAAAATCGCTAAACGTGTAGTTATCAGGGTCGATAGTAAAGATGTTTTGCTCCGTACCCGTAGTAACACCGTAACGCTCCATTGCAGGAATAAATCCTTCTGTAGTTCGTACTACTTTGCCCTCTTTATCTAGTGTATGGCCTAAGAAATTCTCGCCAGCGGCACCAATACCACCAACACGAGCGCCTAAAAGAACCTTACGCTGTAAACGCATCTTGTGCAGAAGCATTTTATCACGACGTAAACGCATAAGCTCATCAGCCGATTTTTTACCATTGTATTTCAAGCCTTTCAAGGCGGCCTCTTTAAGCGTACCAGTTACCTCAATAGGTGTTCTAGTAATCTCTGTTGAGTTCCATACAATTCTTGGCTGTGTACCGTAAGCCTCTGGAGAATGAGAACCTTCCCCTGCTGCATGGGATATAACCATTAAAACGTCATTGTCCGCTAAAGCGGCTATACGTTGGTTAACAGCAGCAGGATTCGTTATCGCTGTTAGCGTTACTTGTCCATTCCCACTATTAACATCACGAACTCGCGCAATACCCTTTTTAGTTGTTTTAGCTGCGTTCCAAACTTCAACAAGCAAACCCTCTAGGGAAGCGTCTAGCTTTAGGCCTACTAAGCCATCCACTACAAGAGCGTCTCTAGTAGCACCCGGATCACCGTCGTCTGTCCAAGCGCCAGGAGTGGCTTTGTTTATCGTCATTTCCTGACGATACCAAAGACTATCGTCTTCAAACATTTTGAAATCCGCATCATCAGTTTTAACCTTTCTATCAATTAAATCTGTCAATAACGGTGTTGCATCTGGGCGTAATTCCTTTACATCCGAATCCATGTTGAGATCAAACTCGCGACGTTCGGTATAAATAATGCCCATATTTGCTAGCGTTTCTGCTGACATAATATTTTCCTAAATATGTGTTTTTTTAAAATTGTTTATCCCCATACACTGCGCTGCACTGTCTTCTTAGCTGAACCTGAACCAGTAATAGGTTTAGGGCTCTTCTTTTTAACGGTGGTTTGCTGTTTTGAAGCTGCTGGCTGCTTACCTTTTTTAATCTTGTATAGCTGAACTAAATCAGCTAAATCAGGTTGCTTGTCATTGAAGGTTTCAAAAAACTCTTTAACATCATTTTCTGCAAACCCAAACTTAGATCGTAAATCTGTTTGAATCTGCTGAACAGCTTTTTCTCCTTCCTGCTTTTGCGCTCTAGTCTGCGTTTCAGCCTGCTGTAATTTGTCTTGTAGTTCTTCTTTTAAATCGGTGTACTCTAAACGGTCTTCTATGTAATTTTGACGCGTTTTTTCGTATTCCTCTCTTTCTTCATAACTCGCATTAGCGCCTGGTTTTTCGGGGCGTTCAGGGCGCTTAAGGTTCTGTAGCTGCTTGTTTATTGCCTCTGGACTATCTTTCGATACAGTTAAGCCAACGGATTCACCCTTTAACACTTTGTCTATTTTATCCAAAAGCTCAGGTTGCTTCTGAATACTATCAGCAAAGTCTAACACTTCTTTAGATATGCTACCTGTTTGGGCTTTATATTGGTCGTAATCGCTTTTTAGTCTGTCATATTTACTCTGCCATTCCCGAAGTTTTTCGGCAGGCTCTGGTTCCTCTTGATCGTCGTCTTCATTTGAATCTTCATCTTCTGAATCATCTTCATTTTCTGAATCATCTTCATTTGAATCGTCTAAATCATTAGCATCCTCATTGTTGTCTGTTTGCTCTTCTTGGGAGCTGTCGCTTGCTTGATCGTCCGCATTATCCGAAAGGATTTCTTCCGAATCTTGGATTTCACTAACACTCTGTTCGGCTTTATCTGTAGCCCAAATACTTGCGTCCATTTAGTTCACCTTTGCTGTTGGTTGTTTTGAAGGGGGATTTGAAATTCATTGACAGCCTTATCCATTGAAACGCGGCCATCATCTAGTATTTTATCATTCTCTCGCATAGCTTGAACCTCACCATCCTTTAGCGTGGACTTAAATTTCTCTAGCTCTGTTCGCTGTCTTGCGTGGAATAACTCTCGCTCTCTGGTCTGCATATCTCCTTTGAGCTTGTCTATTTCTTCCTGTTGCGTTTGCATTTGCTGCTGCATTTGCTGCATAATTGCCATACGCTCCATAATCTTATCTTTATCAGGGAAATCAGCCTCTTTGAGAACCGCTTCTTGATCTACTAATCTTAGATTGTACAGCTCTTTAGCTTGCTCAAATCTAGCCCAACGGTTTGACGGTAGTGTAGAACCACTTATAAGCCTAACGTCGGCTTTCATGGTAGATAAATCGTTCAACCTGTCCACTACCTGACGGCTTAATTCATCATAGATAGGTTGGTTAAGTGTGGTTTGAACCTCACTCTTATAATTCGCATCAAAGGTTCTAATAATTTTATTTTCGCTGTAGGTAACCTGTGTCAATTCAAACATTACTTTACCCAATAGAGTAAGGCCATGTTCTATCACATCACGCTTTGAGCGCATACGACGCTGACCAAATTCTTCAAAAGCTAGTGTTGCATGGTAAGTTGGCGGCGCCGCACTAGAATCACCAGCCATCAAGTCATAAACACCAATAATTTGCTTCATTTTCATCTCAGCGCTCTTAAGAAGCTCGTAAACCTGACCTGAAAGCGGTGGAACCTGAATAGGTACGGGTTGGCCAAAGTCTAAGTCTATTTCAACCGTTCCAAAGCCCGCCTTAGACATCTGTTCGTTAATAGCTTCAATATCACTTCCTGTAGGCACTAAAAGTTTAGGACTGGCTGAATTAGCTGCATGAGCCATAACTAAGCTGCTAAGCTTATTGTAGAAGCGTTGCAAACCTCTAACATGCTCTACATCACCTTTAGGGTATGGGTTTCTGGAATGACGGTTCATAACAGGTATAACAGGTATTTGTGAAACCTCTATAATCTGTTGATCAATCTCATGTGAATCAATACTAATAATTCGCTTAACACGACCTACTTCATAGTTTTGCTCTCTTAAAAGGCCTTCTTGAATAAGCTGCTCTTTTACATCTTGAGCGCTAACAAAATTGAACGTAATTGTTGAATCTGGAATAACAGCTTCTGGCATATCACTCATTTCTTCTGGACCAGGCACTAAGGTTGGATTGCCTGTGTTTTCATCCATAGCGTAGTGAGCAAAGTAATCACCGCTTTGGCTCTCGCCTTGCTGTGTGGCTAATTCTGTATAGGTTTGAACCATTTGCTCAGATAGCATAGGGCGATCTTCCACAACAACAATAGTTAAGCCTTCTAAATACTCTTGCTTAGCCTGTTCGTCTTCAAATAATTGCGTTCTCTTATTCGGAAAGTCCTCTAGTTCACAGCGCATTACCTGTATTTTTGTGTAGCGCTCTATAACCTCGTAAAAAACTTCTTCCTCTAAAGTGGAATCTATGCCATGAGTTGTAGAACCTATATTACCCGTAATATATTCTTCGGGAGACATGTAGTTGTTCTGTATACTTGGGCGCCTAATAGCCTTTGATTGAGTAAGCTTTTCTAAGTCCTTACGCTTAATAAACCCCTTATAATGATCTAGTACTTGGCTTTCGCTGTATTCTGTTGCAATAAGTATATTATGGGCGTCTCTAGCAAAACGGTCTCTTGAAGCAGGGTCTATATAAACGCTCAAAGGGTCTATAGCCTGAAAATGAACCTCTCCCCTACCACCATCAGCATCAGGGTCTCCCCAAGCAAGCCATACACCCATCCCAGCATTACAAAAATCATCCGCATGTGCTTCTAAATGTTGTTTACCGTTATTTTGCACCCATAAATACTCTAGGATATTACTTACTAAATCCGCTATACGGCCATCCGAATCTTCTGTACCAATAGCCTGAAAACGTGGGTCATTAGAGGTAATAATGGAAATTAAATTATCTATTAAAGGCAATACTAGATTCCAACTAATAGCAGCGTGTCTACGCTCTGCCAATGTGTCTAATTCTTCCTTTGTAAACTGAGCGCCGTCTCTAAATTTGTAGTTTATTAATGCGTTTTTAGCATATTCATCTCTGGAAGAAGAGTATTCTTCTAACAGTTTTTTCGATAGCTGAGCTTCGTTAAAAGCCTTATTATCACTCTTTTGCAAGCCATAAGCCGTTTTTGTAGAAAATATTCCCATAAAACCCATGTTTTATAGAAAATAAAACTATTTCACTTAAAAACTACAATGTGTAGTTTATAATGTTGACAAAAACTTAAAACAACCATTATGCCAGTAGGAAATTCAAAAAAGAGAATCTATTACAGCGTTTCTAAAGACACTGCAAAAATAAAGACTAAAAACGGTGATAACGTACTTGAGTACGATTATCTGGAAGGACGATTAAAAAGCGTTCAATACCAACCCGCAGAAAATATGAACGGCACAAAAATAGGTGCAAGATTTGTATTTATTTTTAGCGACGGGCTGCAAGAAGAAGTTTTCCAAGCAGGAGTAGGAGCCAGCTATATTCATTTTATACTAGGAGCCCTTGATGCTAATGAAGCTATTAAAAATTCCATAAAGCTAAGCCCGTATCTGAGAACGATTGTAAACAAAAGTACGAATGAATCGCGTGTAGGCATAGCTATGTCTGTTTGGAACAATAATGAAATGCTTCGCTATGGTGATGACTTCTATAATAGCTTAGCAGAAATTAAACAGATCAACGTCTCTGGTGAATTACACTTCGATAAAACAGATCGCATCAACCAAATTCGCACAATCGCCGAAAAAGTAAATGCAAAGTACACTATGGCGTGGTCTCAATCTCAGAAAGAAATCAGTAATCAAACCTCGTCAGTTGATCAAGAGCGTTTTGATGATGATGATGATACAGAGTTCGCTGTTACAGTAGCTAGTAACGCTTCTACAAATGAAGATGATGATTTGCCATTTTGAGAAGACGCCAAAACGTACTCCGTTACCTTGAAGAGTTGTACCCACGTATGCCCGAAAGGGCTTATGAAGTTATAGGCTATACGGGAAGACTTAACAAGGAGTTAATCAGATCAATACCCTACAAAAAAAGGGTTTGGTGGATGCGTGAACTTTTAACTACAAGATGGATTGATGTTCGAGACGCTATGGCTATTGAAATCATTCGTTTTGAACGGCTAGACGTAGATCAATTCGGTGAAATGTACCGAAGCGACCAAAAAAAACCCGGTGCTACACTCACCGTAATGCTTAAGAACCCCATATTTGCCCTTGATTTGAAACAACAAATAGAAAAAGTCCTTGAAGAACAAGGCCTCACCAATGAATACCTAATTGGTAAGCTAAAACAAGTGATAGAGATATCCGAACTTAAAGGTGATCTTACAAATATGCGTCATGCTATCATGGACACATTAAAAATTACGGGTGCTATTTCGCCCGCAAAACCTATGAGTAAATCAGGAAGGTTGGAGCAAGCCAACAGAGAAGATGCACTAGCTTTTCAGGACACCCACAAAATGCTAGAGCAAGCTAACCTGGATGATGATATAGAGGACGCAGACATTATAGGCTATGATGCTGTTGAAGATGAAGATGAAGATGAAGAAATCTAATTTAAAAGGAACGCTCGACTCTTTAATAGACATGGCAATAGTATTAGAGATTTACGAGCCATCTGATACCAGTTATGACCCTATTGAAGACACTCAAGTCATATCTAAGCTTGTTAAATCGGTGGATGAATTACGCAGGGCAGAGACAGCCTATCTGTACAACATAAACCAAAACAGTAAGGACGCGGGCAACAAGTCAGAGCTAATAGAACGATTTAAAAAAGTTCAGCTTAATCTGCTAAGACTAAGCATAGCCCATAACATAGAATGTGATTCGATATAGTCTAGTGATAACAAATAGCGCCTTAGTGGGTTTTGATCGGTTCACTAGGATTACACTTTCATAAAAGCCCCAAAAAGGCTAAACCATCATTAAATCAAAAATGACACCAAACCAAAAACCATGATAGTAAAACGTCAAACTGGAATACCTGCAATAACACACAACGATTTTAAAAAGTATTGCAAATTAAAAGGTAAAACAATGAATAAGGTTTTTAATGATCTGTTAATATACAACATTGGTAATTACGGGCTAAACTACCATCAAATACTAAGTCCAAACCTAAAAGATTCATTATCTAAATTAAGTAGGCGAGTACCAAATCACATAGATAAAAAGAATTTTTGCGTTTCAACGAATAAGGTAACTGGCAAATTAATTGACGATTGCCTTAAAGACCGTAAAATTCCCTTCTCGTATTTGATTAGGGCAATCATCTATACAGAAATAAAAATTTACATTTGAAGGTTAGTTCACATGAAGAATAAAAAACTTATTGAATTGCTTGAAAAACGTATTTCTGATCTTGCGGAATATATTGACCTTAGAGGGAATAATCTTACGAAATATATTGACCTTAGAGTGGTAGAGCTTGTAGCTTTAATAAAGCAACCTGAGATAAATCAAGATTTACTTCACGGCGAATTAAAAATAAATAGCGAGCGGTTTCTACAAAATGTAGATATAAATCTTGTAGTTGATGCAGATAACTACGATAACCAAACGGGTCAATTTTACTTTTTATCTGATTATGACAGAGTAAAGATGGAGAAGATGGAGAAACCTGAGCTAATTGAAGTGCCGTTTAAATTAAGTGTGTGTGACCATGTTACGTTTAAAACTGAGCAAGGTTATTATTCGAATTTCTTTGAATATTGCAAAGATAATATAATTGACCAGACAAAAATCGAATCTATCTTTATTAAAATTAAGGAGACGAAATGACTAAAAACGAACGAATTAAATTGCTTGAAGATAATCAAGTAGTTTACAGAAAAAGAATTGAATTTCTTGGATCTAATATTCAACTACTTCAACAAGATCTATTGGCATCAACTGAATACTCTAATGATAGAGTAAATAATCTTGATAGAAATATTAATGCTAGATTTGACAAAATTAGTAAAGAAAAAGAGAAAGAGAAAACTGAGCTAATAGGAATACCGTTTCAATTAGATAAATATGGAGACGTAGTGTTTAAAGACAAGCGAATAAATCCGGACGCTTTTTTTAATTATTTCATAGACGAAAACATAGATCAAAGTAATATTAAGGGAATCTTTATAGAAATGCAGGAGCCGAAATGACTAAAATCGAACAAGAAAAAGTAATTGATATGCTTGAAGAAGCACATAACATATTAACAAAACTAAAGATTCGTGTTGCAGAAGGTACAATTAGCGCCGAATTTATCTGCGCCGGAATCTCCGATATTCAAGGAGATTTAAAATCACACGGGCAAACGGTAGCACGAAATGAGGTTGAACTATGACT